GCTCCGACCCGTGATCGAATGGGGGAGTGGCCCCCGTGCCGTCTCCCAGCAACGTCCAGGTGTCTGCCGATGTACAGCCGAATAGATTCTGGCCGGCGGACGCATCGGTGTCGAAGAAGCACTCGCCGACTGCGCAACTGGACGGAGTCGCCGTGCCGGTTTTGCACGCAGTAGTAGCCGAGCACGCACTTGCGTTGAGCGTGTCGTCCGACGCGCAGCGCAACAGGGAGATGTTGCTCGCGCTCGAGTCCCAGACCCGGGCAACCCCCGCCCAGGCCGGGGTCGAAAGCAGTACGACAAGAGCAATAGCCCTAAAGAACAAAGTGGTCTCCCCAGACGATGCCGAAGACGTGCAGCACGCCGGCTCCGATCGTCGCGTTGCAGCCCAGTTTAAGCACGCGATCTGCGGCCCCCGAGGGGACGCCCTCACCCAACGTCTTCGAGACATTGAAGAGCATCCCCTCGGGATCGTTCGCCTGAAATCCTGTCACCGGCGCAATCGGGTCTGAAACCGAATCGTCCCAAAAGCCGAAGACAACCGGGTCAGTCCCCGCAATGTCGGTGTCCACGATCACCGTCACGTCAAAACCTTTTAGCCGAAACCGCTGCCCTGGATTAGGCGTCCAAGCACTTAATAGGCTAGTGCCAGTGATCGTCGAAACATCGTGGAAAGGCAGGTATACGTCGTTCGACCGAGCGTTCTCGATCTCGACGAGCCGCTCGAGTTTTGCGTGGATGCGCTCGAGAGCCTCATTCGTCGGGTCGACGATCACCGCTGCCCCCTAGACGATCGGAACCCTGCTGCGGGCCAAATTCATTTGCTGGTCAGGGGTAGGTGCTGGCCCCCCCGGCGAACCGAGAGCGGAAGGAGGCGCCGGTGGAGCCGGTAGAGACCCCCCACCACCCACCGGGGGGCCAGCTTGCTGCGGAGGAGGCTGCGCCGGTGCGCCCCCCTGTTCCTGCTGTTGTTGCTGCATCTGTTGCTGCATCTGTTGCTGCTGCTGATACTGTTGATACTGCTCCGGCGAGGCAGAGTACCCCAACTGCTCAGGAGCGAAGCCCATCGAAGAGATGAGCGTGTAGAACGGCTTCACCTGATCGACCGGGGGCATCCCCATCTGCTGGCCCATCTGCATGACTTGCATGATGCGCTGTTGCAGCGACTCGCGGTTTGCCAACATTGATATTCCGCGCACCTGGAATCGGAATGGAACGTCGAGTAGCTTGAACCGCTGCACCGGGTCGGTAAGTTGCCCGACTCCGCCCACCGTCTGTGCAAGCTCGTTTAGTTCCGGCGTGAGGTCAGAGCCGAACTGTAGGAGGTACTCGTAGATCAGCGTCAGCGTCGGCTCGAGGAACTCCTCCTCGAGCGAGCGGGCGACGTTGTGAATGTGGCCCGTGCTGGACTGCGTCTTGCTCTGCACCTCGGTCGCCGTCGGACGCCCGCGAGAAGACGGCGACCCCGCCGCAAACTCGTTGACCATGGTGGTCTTGTCACCGATCCCCTGAAGGTGCGTGAGCAGGGGCCATGCGCCATTGGCCTGAGAAGGGAACGACAGTTTTTGCAGGAATGGGCCGTCGCCGGCGTAGACGCGCCCGGGCTCGATGCCGGTGATCGGTTCAGGCTCGGCGCTGCGCGACTCGTCCACCATAAACGCGCCCAAGACGCTGAACTTCACGTCGTCGACCATAAGGTCGAGAAGCGACTTCATCTCATGCTCGACAACCGCATCGGCCTCGATCAGGCTCTCACCCCAGGGCTCATCCTGGCGAGGTAGCGGAACCGCACAGGTGTACCGAGACTTGCCCGTCCAGAGCGGCGCGGGCCCGATGCGGGTGATCGCTCGCTGATTTACGACAGTCACCACCCAGTTGCGGCAGGCTAGCTCGCCGTCCTTGTACAGGTTCCCGGTGTATTCCTGGACAGTGTCTCGCTTACGCTTGGTTTGGCTTCGATCCCACCGCTCGGTGCGGTAGTGGTCTTCGCTGTCGCGCATCCCCTCGCCGATGTCGTCGATCGAGTCGTAGACGCCCAGCCTGTGAAGTTCTTCGATCTCCTCGCGGTCGCACTCAAACCGCTCGATAACATAGCGCATCTCTGGAGCGCCGAAGCGGCAAAGCGGGTCGGGGAACATAGAGCGGACGTGACGCACCCGGCAGTCGATGTGGCTTGTGATCTCGGGGCGAAGCGCAACTACCTCTCGCATGGTTTGCATACCCGCCATCGCCGCAGCCATCGCCTGCTGCGGGTCGCTGTAGACCTGCACCGTTGCGATGCCTGGCCTCATCTCCTGCCGATTGAGGATGGAGGTCCGCATCCAGCCCGTACCGAACAGGAACGCCTCCTCAAGCACGTCGAGTAATGCCTGCCGGAAGTTGGCGTGCCGAAGCGTTAGGTACATCCAGGACTCGATAAACCGGATCTGCTCGTCGGGGAAAAGAGAAGATTCCTTGATGATTGCAAAGAATCTTTCTGGATCGATCAGCGCCGACTGCATCAGCGAGCGCAGGGTGTGGATCTTGTGCCGCAGTTCGCCAACGACGAGATTGGCCTGCCACTGCTGTTTGTCCAGATTGACCGACCGGAGCCGGTACAGATCTTCCCACAGCCACCAGTCGTTGTCCCGAAGGTTGCGAGCGTTTTGAGACTCGGTCTGCGCGGTCTGGATCTGGTTGAGGATGTCCTCCTCGGTCAGGTCCATGGCTAGCTCTGGGTTGACGATGCCTACCGCTGCCGGATTTCCGTCCTGAACAAGGTCCGCCCAGGAAGGAACGCTCGGGTTCTGCACAGAGGCGGGCTCAGGCTCGAGACTCAGCCCCAACCCCTCGGCCCCGGGCATCCCTGCCAGGAGGTCCGCGATGCTCATTTATCTACGAGCCCCGGGACGGTAGGAGCCGAGATAGGCCGAAACTGGCCTGCTTCGATCGTAGATCTCGACCGGCGCAGGCGTGGCGGGGCTGATTGCAGCAGACACTGTGGGTGCCTGATAAGCGCGAATCTCGTTCTGCACAATATGCCTGACTTGATCAGCCGTGAGAGCCGCCGGCGCGGGGACTTCCTGCGCGGATTCGACCGGCGGGGAGCTCAGAGCCTCGAGCGGCGGCGCGAGCACCTCCTGAGCGGCGGTTAGCTGCGCGACCATGGCGTCGCGAGCTTCTGCGAGCTTGCCGGTAAACTCTGCCTCGAGCGCCTGCGCCTGCTGTGCGAGAAGCGCACGCGCCTGCTCCTCGAAGGCACGTTGCTGGTGCGCGAGGATGTGCTGCACTACCGGGTCGGACAGCGCCGCACCGATCTGCTCTTCCGTCGGCCCTACAGGCGGCGCTTCCGAAACCCGTACTGCGGTCTCTGGCTCCGTCGTCCGAATAGGATCTGCTGCGGCTCCGCCCCCTTCGTCCGGTAGCTTGATGCGGTTCCTGCTACCCTTTGGCCGGCCCCGTTTTTTCTTGCCAGGAGTCGGGCCGCTCGCATCCCCGGATGACCCGCCAGGTACCGAAGACAATCGACGAAGTCCTTGCTGGGTTGGCGTTGCAGACGTGCTCGGTTCCGCACTGCCGTGTCCCACTGGAATCTCGACAGAGCGTGCATCGGGCCCTTCTCCTCCTTCGCCACCCTCTCGGTGAACCGGAGCTTCGCGACGAACTTCTCCTTCCGGGGCTCCCACTCCGGTCGAAGCCAGCCGTGCAGGGTCTGCATTGGCACCTCTTGCGATGGCTGGTAGTTGACTCCCATCCTGCGAAACTCGTCGAACCATGTTGTCTGCTCCCATTTGTCGAGGGTGGTCTTCCCACCGCGTTGATCCATGATGAAATAGTCGGGCTGGCGACGAAGAACGTCGCGCCAGCGTTGCAATTCGCGGCTCATCTCAGCGAAGCTGCCGTCAGGTATTACCTTCGCCTGGACGACGAACCAGAAGTCTTCGGGGTCTACCGTTGCCCAAATAGTCGTCAGCCCACGCTTCATCGACGGGTCGACTACTTCGACGAGAGGCCAGTGCGTCGGGATGTCGAAGTCGGGGACGACGTGGGTCTCGGGACGCACATAATCGAACTCGACGCCCTGGAGGTTCGCGAAATGGCCGAACTCCCGGGCTTCGCGTTCCTTTGGGCTCAAAGTCGAGAGAAACGCTTCGATCTCGGCGTCGGGTAGGACACCACCGTTGCTGACGGCATTTTCCCAGATCGATGCCTCGAAGTGTGC